CGCCAAATTTCTCGATTATCTTCGATATCAGCAGCCCTCATCTTACTCCCAGTAACTTCACCAGTCGCACGATCAACAACCTGATACCATCCGTTAGATGGCTTAACGACATAGCCACCCTCAATAGCCAGATCCAGGAGTCCGGACCATTTCTTGATCCCACCTTCATAGGAGACTGTAATAGGAATCTTAGACTTTTCTTTGACATAGCGAGACTTCTCAACATTAATTACGAAATGGTATCCTGCAATTTCGCTACCGTCCTTATCCTGCTGACGGCCAAGAATCCAGATAGTATCAGCAGAATAATAAATTCCAGTACCACCACCAACAATAGCTTTAGGAAACATTCCAATTTCCATATAGGTATGGTTAACAACAATAAGAGGAATATCCTTAAGCGTAAGATGAGGAGTTACCATACGGAAAAGAGACTTGAGACTCTTAGCACGAGACATATCTGCAACAGACTTCTCGTTCATAGTATCTTCAACTTCTTTCTTAGAAGCCAAGTTACCAACTGAGTCAATAACCATAACTACCTTATCATCACGACCAATCTCATTAAGCTGCTTCATAATATCAAACTTAAGCTGCTCAATATCAGTAATAGGTGTATGAAGAACACGATCCATATCGATACCGAAAGACTTAAAATAACCCTGAGGGGTACCAAACTCAGAATCATAGAATAAAAGAACACTATCCGGATATTGCTTCATATATGCGGCAGCCATAAGGAGAGAAAAGGCTGACTTAAAGTGCTTTGAAGGTCCAGCCAGTACAGTAAGACCTGGGGTAAGACCACCATCAACACTACCAGATAGCGCTACGTTCACCATCGGAACGCTAGTGGAAATCATATCTTTCTTACCGTAAATCTTAGAATCGGTAAGAATAGATGTATCTTCGATAGTAGAATTCTTAATGAGTCGATTAATAAGGGACATAATGCTTCCTCTGTGTTAGCTCTTTAACACATTATCTAATTTTTCAATAAACTGATCAATCTTTTTTTCGCGATCCGGCCAAACTATATTTGGCTTATCGGGATTCTTCTTAAGATTATTAAGAAGAGGCATAATCATCTTGTACATCATCTCTGCTTTAGTTTGTGCTTTCATAGCTTCCATTTCTTTTTTAGAAACTGTATCTGACAAATCATCACTAAAGTCAAACCCAAAATCAAATTCTGAGTCTGTATTAAAAATATTCTTAGACATACTTGTATTCCTTTATTACATTCATGCGAAGAAATCCTCTAATGTAGCTTGCTTCTCTACTCTCCAACCGATAGCATCTAAAATAGTACTGATAGGATCAACGAACGACTTCTCAAATTGCATATCATAGTCGATATATTGATCTAAACCTAGCTGTCGAGGAAGATTACCAGGGCATGCAAATACATTTTCGCGAATAGGATTAGGAAGCCTCATATAACAAAACTTGATCTTATCGCCTTCCTGAATCAGAGGAAATCTCTGATCAAGTTTTTTCTGCTTAAGCGTATGATTATAAAGAAGAGCTCCTCTTACATGAATAGGCGTAGCTTTCTTGTAAATAGAGTTTCTATCCGAATAATCTTCCAAACTCTTACATCCACGAGGAAATGCGACATCTTCGAAAGGAAGCTTTTGAAACTTTTCCCTAAAGCTCTTAATAAACTCTATAGTAGCATCTTCGTCTTTATTCATAATAACGTTGATGCATTTCTTAATACTATCACGGCACGCAGCAGGAGTAGAAGAACGAACAGCTTCGATACCCATAATTTTAAGCTTAGGTTCGCTGTAAGAGACTCCTTCGTTGTTCCATACATTCATAATATAGCGCTTCTTAGCAGTCCAGATAGCCTTATCTGCAATTGCTTCACGCTTCATCTTCATTTTCTGAGCAAAAGCGTTAACATATTCGCTAAGCTCTCCGTAACGCTCCTCAATAAAAGGTTCAAGCTTCTCTTCACATACCTTGTCCAGAAACTGGACGATTTCTGGTACTGGGTGTCCCTCAAGACCGACTTGATGGACGAGTTTGTCAAGCGTAATATACATAGAATCAGTATCGCATGCCAAGACATAATCAACATCCTTTGTCTTAAAGATTTTATTAAGATACTGATTCATAGCGCGCTCCATCCACTTAATAGAGAGCTGTCCTGAAAGAGTAATCGATTCAGCAAGCTTATTATCAAACCAACGGAAGTATGCGTTTGACAATGCACCGTAAGCTGAGTTAAGCTGAATCTTCTTAGCAAGCTGCATATTATGATTACGGGAAATAGCTTTCTCGTTTTCATATGAGTGATCAATTTCGTAAGCTTGCTTTGCTTCAAGCATGAGCTTCTTATAGACTACTCGATCATTATACATCTTCTCCATAAGCTTAGGCAAGAAGCCCTGATAGTCTTTATCAAACATACAGCCAGATGCAGCACAAGTCACGTTTTGTGAAACAAGCTGATTACGAATAGCAGGATCTTTCAAATAGCCGTCAATAATCTTCTGTACACCATCATCACCATTAATAGATGAGATATGACCAACATAAGTTTCTGGTGAAATATTATACTGCATAATCAGGTGAGGATACAGTGAATTCAAGTCAAACGAAACTACCCACTTATGCATACCTACCTGAGGGTCTTTAACATAAGCTCCGATAATCTGACGCTCTTTTTCACTCACCTTAAGCTGAGGAACTACAATACGCTGATTAATGAGATAGTTATGAATAATAACGTCCCACATACGCACAGAAGTAAACGTATCTTGATAGTTCACCTTAGCGTCATAAGCAATAGCAAATACCTGCTCAATGAGCTTAAGCTTATCATCAAGACGATCAACAAGATCGACGTCTTTAATGTTATACTCAATAAAGAGTTGGTAATTCTTCTTATACAGATCGAATAGAGACTCGTATTCAGAATAGTCGAGTTTACGTTCACCGAGCTCAATATTAGCAATATGATCGAGGCGATAAGACTCTTGCATCACAAAGGTAAACTTGCGATACATCTGCATATAGTCGAGAAGTGAGATGCCTACTGGCACATATACTTGGTTGTCTCGACCGGCAATAGTAACCGTTCTCTCTTCAAGCAATTCCCAAGGAGAGAGTTTCTTAGCCATAGTCTCACCAAGCACTCGCTTGATACGGTTAACAATATAGGGAATATCGAAGAACTCAATATTCCAACCCGTAACAATATCAGGAGAGAACCACTTCGAGCGCCATACATCAAGAAACTTCAGGAGAAGCTCACTCTCGTCTCTACAATTAATATACTTAACCTTGTCTCGGATAGAGTCATCAAGCTTCTCTGTACTGAAATCACCACAACCGAGAACGATATACATATCGTTCTTTTTCATAGTAATAGCGGTAATTTCTTTATCAGCAGTCTGAATATCAGGGAAGCCTTCATCAGCCGCGACTTCGATGTCGATATTGACTTTGCTTACAAGTTTAGGATCGTAATCAATTTCACCAGGATAGTAATCGTTAATGAAAGGGTAAACAAAATTAGTAAACCCGTAGATTTCCATTCCTTCTACGTTATTATAACGTTTGATAAAATCTCGAGCAGCAACAGGCGTCTCAAAATCCATTTTATCGACTTGCTTGCCCTTAAGATTGCGAAAGAGCGAAGATGCGTTCTTAGAATGAATAAACAGGTACGGCTTACAAGGAATAGTAAGCTGCACACGCTGGCCATCTTCATAGCCGCGCAATAAAATATCGTTACGATGTAGTGAAACGTTCGTGTAAAAATATGCCATAATGTATAATAGGTTACAATGCTTAAGAAATCAACGCTTCTTTTTGCGTTTACCTGTAATCATATTGATACGCCAGTGAGCTAGTTGCTTAGCTCTCGGGGAGGCAGTTTCACTGGAGCGTATCTTCTTAAGTTGAGAGATAGACTTACCTTTCAGGCCATGACGAGCCATATCACCCTTGTCTTGAGGGTTACGGTTGTCCATAAAGTTCTCTAGAAATTGCTTAAATGTTTTCATACTACTATTTATAGAAAAGGGGGAGCGTACTCCCCCTCTTATTAGCTATTGCAACCCTTTTTCGGAGTGACTAGATTTTTGCTGTAATGATATAGATTTCTGGTAAGAATTTTATCAATATAACTGAAAAATGTAAAGATAAACATTATTCAGACACATTGTATCTGTGTTCTTTAAGAAGCTTATTTCTAAGCTTAAAAGAATCAGAAATTACATCATAGACAGCTGAAAAGAAACTTAAAATACCTAACATTAAACTGACTCCGCTGTTTGCTTAGCAATGAAGTGAAAATCACAACGACGAATGCCAAGATCGCGAAGATCGCGCTCTGAAAGATTTCTAAGCTCTCTTAGAGTTTCCCAATATTTTAGGCGTGCAGAAATTGCTTTCTGCACGGTAGCCAGTAGTGTAATAAGCATATTATTTTCCTTCGTTTAGCAACTGCTTGGTCGAAGGAGTCTTTTCTGACGTTTCGCCTGGCTGTGTGATCTCAACCTTCTTAGGCTTCTTAGACTCTGGAATAATATTCTCCAGAATAATCTTAAGCATGCCGTTAAACAGTTGAGCATCTTTAATTTCTACTGTATCTGCAATAGAGAACTTGCGAGTAAAGGAACGATCTGCAATACCCTTATAGAGATACTGGATATCAAGACCTTCTTTAACAAGATCATCAACAGTAGTATTACCTGAAATAGTAAGCGTACCATCCTGAATAGTAATATCAATATTATGCTTACCAAACCCGGCAACAGCCATTTCAATGACGTACCTATTATCGTCTACTTTAACAATATTATAAGGCGGATAATTTGGAACTACTTTGGCGAGATGTTCGGTTGCTTCTTGCATTCTCTTAAAAACGCTATCATATCCAACAAGATACTTGTCAAGCTTTGTAAGATCGCCAAAGAAATGATTATGATCAACTTTCCAATTATTAGTCATGAAGACCTCCTATTAAGCAAGGTTAAAAATAAAGTCACACCATTAGGCTGTGACATAAATATATATAGTATCTTGTAGTTCGTAAGGCAACTAAATTATGAGAAATAATATTGAATTAACCGAAAAAGCTAAAAAATATTTGCTTAATTCATGTATTAATGCGAAAAAACCTGCAATAAAGTTACAAGTTACAGGTGGCGGCTGCGCTGGATTTAGTTACGAGTACTCTTACGAGGAAGAAATTGATCCAAGCGATGAAATTGTACCTTTAGATGATAATTACAAATTCGTTTTAGATAAGATGAGTTTGTTATACGTATTAGGTACAATAGTTGATTATGAAGAAAAATTAGGAAGCAGCTCTTTAGTAATTAAAAATCCTAATGAAGTGTCGTCTTGTGGGTGTGGTAAAAGTTTTAGTGTAGGATAAAATGGATTATTTTGTTAAACTATTAGCAGATGTAGGATTTCCGATAGCTGCAGCAGCTGCTGCAGGGTTTTTTGTATTTAAAATGATGCAATTCATTCTAGGAACAGTAATCTCGTCTATTAATGGCTTAAAGGCAATTATCTCCGCTCTAGATGCTAGAGTACGTGTCATTAATAACGAGATAGTAAAAACTGATAAACTTCTTTCTGAGATTATACAGGTGCCTGTTGACTCAGAAATAAGTTCTCGCGCTAATGATGTAAGAACTCTAGTTAGGGACGGCGATGGCGGAGAAAAGCAAGACGAGCTTCGTGGTTGAGGATAAAGTATACCAGAATGGTGTGAGGTATTACTGCGTTTATAATTATGATAAAACTAAGTTACTGTTACTATGTAAATGTGTAAAGTTTGTTAGTTCGTTCATAGGAAAAAAACATGGATATTGGGGAATTAGTAGGTAAATACGGATTTCCTATTATCGCTGCAGGCGGTATGGGATACTTCATTTACTTCATATGGAAATGGACTACTGAAGAAGTTAGCCCAGTACTAAAAGAAGCAAACACCACTCTTATAGGTTTGATTGATAGAGTCAGACGTCTAGATAATGATCTTATTCGTCTTAATCAAAAATTAAAGATGACAGTTCTTCTTAAGCAAAAGCCAGACTTTACTAAAGTTGATATCAACAAGTTTGATGATGAAAATAATAAGTCTTCTGTAAAAAGAAGAGATTAACCGACTGATTTTATTATTTGTAAGAAGTGTTCTGCAACTTTTTTCCAGCTATATTGCTCGGTAAATTTATAGCAATCATACCTGTCAAGTGTCAGCGCTTGATAGATCGCTTGCTCTAAATCTTCAGACATAGCACCTATCTTAGGATTGAGAATGTCAATTGGTCCAGTTACAGGATAAGCTGCTACTGGTGTTCCACATGCTAATGCCTCAAGGATCACTAGACCAAACGTATCTGACTTACTTGGAAACACAAAGACATCCGCTAGATTGTAATAATACGTAAGATCCTCACCCGTCTTACTACCAACAAATGTTGCAGAGTCTTTATATTTTTTAACAAGGTTTGGAAGATCTGGGCCAGAGCCAACAACAATCTTTCTACTGTTAGGAATCTGACACTTTAAGAAAGCTTCGATGTTCTTTTCCTTAGAGACTCTACCAACATATAAAAGTGTTTTAACTTTATCTTGTTCTGTCAGTGTTGGTCTAAATTGATCTGTATCAACACCCTTGGACCACATTACAGTATTTTTGAATCCACGAACCTTAAGCTCTCTATCCAACGATTCTGTAGCAACCATAACACCACTGCTTTTATTATGAAAATATCTAAAGTATGGGTATACTAGCCAGGCTGGGATCTTATACATTGCCTGAACAAACTCAGGGAACTTTGTGTGATAGCTAGTTGTAAACTTCCTATTGTTTTTAATACACCATCTACGAACAGCTAATCCAATAGGTCCTTCTGTTGCAATATGAATATGTTCGATATCATATTGACTAAAGATATTATCTATCATAGACGGTGTTACTAGTGATAATTTAATTTCACTATAACCGGGCATAGGAAAGTTTCTAAACAAATGTGGAGTTACAAATAGACAGTTGTCTAGATGTTTTTCCATCTGTCTATATGTCGTAACTACACCATTAACCTGTGGTGACCATGCATCTGTAGCAATAATAATCTTACCTGTCATTTGGAAGGCCTTATCATTCCCTTTAACTTATTCTGATCAATCTTAGTACTATCGTAACAATTACCTTCTACCTTGAACCAACTAAACTTGGTCCAATAAGATATAGAGCTTAGTACTTCTTGACATTGTTTTTCTGACTTAAATTCCAATACAATCTTACCAGGAATATCTCTGGGATCATTTACATGGACTACTATCATAAACAATATCCACATATCAATCCCACTTAATTATTTCAAAACTTCCATCGAAGTGTTCAACGATTGCTGTATTAGATTCTACCCAATCTCCGCAATTGATATAATGTATACCATCAATGTCTTTTAATGCAACTTGATGGATGTGCCCACAAATAATTCCATCAACCTTCTTTTTCTTAGCATAATGAGAGACTGAACTCTCATAGTCACCAATAAAGTTAACAGCTTCTTTAACCTTAGCCTTAGCCCATCTTGATAACGACCAATAAGGAAGTCTTAAATGAGATCTAATATAATGTATAGCTGTATTGATGTTAAGAAGCAAAGTATAAGCCCAATCCCCTATATGAGCTAACCACTTCATATTCATAGTGACTAGGTCAAACTTATCTCCATGTATAACAATATACTTCTTACCACTAACACTATGATAGACATACTCATCATGTAATTCAATGCCACCAAAAGAATACTCAAGAAACTGTCTCATAAACTCGTCATGGTTTCCAGGAATATAATAGATATTGGTTCCTTTACGTGACATTCTTAGAATCTTCTGAACTACTGTAGAATGATCCTGATTCCAATACCAGTTCTTTTTCAATCTCCATCCATCAAATATATCACCAACTAAAAATAAATTATCACATTCTACTTCTTTCATAAATTTTAGTAATAATTCAGCTTTACAACCTCTGGTACCAAGATGTATATCTGATATAAAGATTGATTTATATTTCATTACTTACTCGTCGCTCTGTAAACACCATCCCAGTTCTTAGGTGGTGTTTGTTTGTATTCGTTAATACGCTCAATCATCATCTTGTAGTAGTCTGACATTTTGCCGTTAAAGGAATATGTTAACCCTTTAGCATATATCAGCGCACTATCCCACTGTCCTTTACGATAATATTGTAAGAACTCTTCGTGTGTCTGAACATACCCGCTATTCATATCAGCCCAATCTAGAACAGTGTAGATCTTCACACCTTCTTTCTTACCTTTAACTGCAATTTCATCTAGTTCAAATACAGCAAACTCGTCTTTGACTTGTTTTGCTGTCAAGGAACCTATAATAATCTTTACACCGTAGTTCTTAGACTGTCCTTCTAGTCTAGATGCCAGATTGACTGAATCACCAAGACATGTATAATCAAACCTCTGATCTGAACCCATATTGCCTACAACAACACTACCTGTATTGATACCTAGACCCATACCAAAGGGTGGAACTCCTTCTTTAGCAACTTCTTCGTTGAATCTGTCTAGATCTCCTAGCATTGCCATAGCAGTACGAACAGCATTCTTAGCATGCTGAGCATCATCCAATGGAGCATTCCAGAATGCCATCTGAGCATCACCAATATACTTGTCTAGAGTTCCGTTGTTCTCTAGGATCTTTGCTGTCATCGCAGTCATGTAACGATTCATAATAGATGTCAGACCCTGAACATCAGGACCGTAATGCTCTGAGATAGCCGTGAACCCACGAACGTCTGTAAACATAATTGACAGTTCACGAGTCTCACCACCAAGCTTCAACAAATCTGGATTCTCTTGTAGCTTCTCGACCATAGCTGGTGAAAGGTAAGTGCCAAACTGCTTTTTGATTTGCAGCTTCTGCATATACTCTCTAACGAGGCTATTAGCTACAATTAATCCAAAGATTAGCGAGTTAGCTATGATAATGTAGCTAACATCCCATAACTGCTGATAACTATCAAACATATACTTTGGAAGATAGCCAATTCCACCTACTACAACGACAAAAGTAGGAACTGTGAGCTTTGGTGGTAGTTTAGGAGCAAGGATTATGATTAGCAAGGCTAGAAAAGCAAACCCAGCTAACTCAATAACATTTGCATAACCTAGTCTAACTGGAGTTGTTCCTTCAATAAGAGAAGTCAGAGCAGTTGCCTGAACAATATGAGCAAACTGCTCGCCTCGTGGTGTCGCA